TGACCCCTAGTAATTTGTGTAAAAGAGATATTGAAGTCGTGTGAGGAACTGAACATGGTTTTAATAGAAGGTGTAAAATGGGCAGCATTAACAATGTTGCTCAACTTGGTGTTGACGACTGGTGAGACTTCTGGAAATCATGGAGAGGGTGTTACTTGCTACAACGTGGCCAACCTGCCAGTGGTGTCTGACTTCGGTGCTGATTGTGGAACTCTGGATCCTCATGAGGCTAAAGAAGCAGTGGTTCTGGGAGGCTCTTTCTGCAGAAGCCACGGCACAGTGAAATCCGACTGGATCTGCAAAGATGGCGATGTGCAAACAAACATCACATGTTTGAATTATAGAGCCTGCAACAATGGCAGGTTCATGGATTCCAAGGGTGTTTGTTCTATGCCGAGATCATCTTGTTATCACACAGTGTTTGATGTCGTGCCAAAAGGAGTCAAAGTCGAATTCAATTGCAGCTTGGATGTACTCAAGAGAGCCGCACCCAGATTCTGTTCAATTGGTGTGCATATAGATGAATGTGACCCATCACCCAAAACAGCAGAAGTCAAGTTCATCATTTCGGATGATGGTACCAGATATTATGTCAATGACTACCACATTGAAAATGCTCAGGTTGGGAGGAGAGAAAGCTCTTATTGGACTGACGCCAGGTTACCAGAATATCCAGATCATTATGGAGACAAATCATATTGTGAGTTTCTTGAACCCAATAAACAAAACTGCTTTTCCAGCGTGGCTATTCCAGGCAAATCATACAGAGTCTTCAAACAGAAAAGTTTAAGGACTTACGCACATTTGCCAGGCTGTATAACAGAGGTGAGAGGCTATGGTTCAGAAACAGTAATTTACTATGATTATCTTGGCAAGCAAATGAAAACCACATGTCCAGATTGCAAAGTGACTTGTAACAAGGACTTCATTTTGCTCACCATACCAGAGCCTGGAAGTAAAATAATTAGAATCTGCGGTAAGAGTGGCTGCATTACAGATGTCTCAGCAGGGAATTTCTACAAAAGAGACAGAAGCTTCCATCAAAAAACTAGTGATGACATCATCAACATTTGGGTATCTGATAGTTTTGGCCAATACAAATATGACTTGGAAGTGGCTTGTCCCTTAGTTGACATCTGTGATGCCATAGACTGCTGGTTCTGTAAGATCAATCTTGTAAACATCTCCTGCTACACTAGGAACCAGATCGTTGTTATCTTGCTAATCACAATGGTGGTTCTTAACATCATGGGTGGAACACTGATGGTTTTGTGTCCCATAATTAAAATGATTCTGTTTGTCATTCATTTGATTCTTAAAATCATAGCAAAAATAATCACAACTCTCCTGGAAATGTCGAGAGGAGGTGCAGGAGCTATCAGGAGATTTGCTGAGGACCACAAACCATGTGAGGAGACTAAATCTATTACAGGGCAATGGTCGAATCCAGGTTTCCCTACTGAACTACCACTCATAGCTAAAACAGCATCCACCAGACGATTCAACCCATTCTCAATACAGACATCATTCTTTTCCATCATTCTCCTGACCTCTTTTCAACAATGTCACACCATGGGACACATATCTTGTTCTATATCAACAGCTGAGAACTATCCTGCTGAATCTTGTGTTAAAGTTGGTGATCAATACATCTGTAGGAGGAGCTCCTTAATCAGCATGGCCTTGGCACCGACAGGAGATACTAGCTGTTTACACTATATTGATCCCAAAGGAAAGATCATAGGAGAGATACAAATTACCACTCTAACCTCAAAATTTATTTGCTCCAAAAGAATAGAATACACCACAAGGAATGTTGATTACAAAACAGATGTGCAATTCTTTTGTCCATTTGCGAATGGTTGTAATGAGGAATGGTGTGATTCTGTCAATGGGAGAACTAAAATACCAGGTTGGACCGCAATCCTCAATGCACCTACAAAAGTATATTGCATTATGGGCAATGCGTGTTGGGCCAATGGCTGCTTCTTCTGCACTAGCAGCTGTAGAGTGATAAGGCACTATCCGGTTTTAATTGACAGGAAGGTTCACACAGTGTTCACATGCAGTTCTTGGAAACCAATGGCCAAAGTGAGAATTTTTGTGAACATGGGATCTATAAACAGCAGTAAGACATACTCCATCACTCATGGTCAAGAAATAGCAGTCTCAGATGAAACGACAGTTAAGATAGAATTTAATCTGCAAACTAAGCTACCATCTCTGTATAAGTCAATGGTCACCGATGGTGATAAGGTGGCTTTGGTGGACTTATCATCTGCTAATCAGCCACTTGCGGGCACAATCAGCGGGTTGCAATGTCCCAGGTCAACCACTGGATCGGATCTAAGTCAGTGCACAATGGCAGATAGTACATGCAATTGTGCCCCATCAGGAGGGAGCGTCACATGCAACTGCTTAAATGTCAACTTAACCAAATTGTATTTCAGTGATAATAGCTTGCCAGTGCATGTCGGTGATGATTTCCTGGAAACTAAAGATGGCGAAGTTTATTTGAACACTAGATCTTATGGAAGCGCCATGATGTTAATAAAATCAAAACAGTCTATAACTACTGAAATGCAAGATCCAAAGAAGTGTGATATTGATGTCAAAATAGTGGATGGTTGTTATTCCTGTCTTCAGGGGGCTACTGTTGAGTACATCTGCAACTGTTTAGTCAAGCAGTCCATCATACTCACATGTGATGACGACATATTTATCCAAATGACTTGTGATAATACAGGGTTAAGTAAAAAAACCATTATTCACACAGCATCACCACTTCTAAAGCTACACTGTATGACTCAATGTTCTGAAGAACCCATCCAAATCACAGGAATACTAAAAAGCATTGGGCTAATAACTTTGAACAACGCAAGTCACATTTTGATAAGTGTCAAATCTCAGGGATCCGAATTACACTCCTGGTTTGATGTTATCATACACAAGTTTGGTTGGTTGGATATAGGTTACTACGGTGCAATTCTAATGGTTACTCTGATCTTATCCCTGGTTGTTGGCTGGTGTGTCTTTACAAAAGTGATTTCTCCCATCATTATAGGGAATGGAAGTCTGAAATCAAAGATCTGGTGATCTAACATCAATCACGTAAGTCCTTGGTTCCTGTGAATCAAGGCAGCCTGGCTGATAGTCCTAGTATGGAGCAGTCCATTTCCACGCATCTCACAAATTCCTTGAATTACCAGCCATTTTGTACATTTTATTCTTTCTCAGTTTCTAGGGGGTCACTGTGGCTGGTAATTCAAGGAATTTG